TCGAACTGGTCGGCTACTGGTCCAGCAGATACCAATTGGATAATCTGTGGAGCGAGTTGCGATGCAGCAAACTTCGCCATCATGTTCGTGCCAGCTAGGACATCTACGTCATACTCGGCATTGTAGACATCGGTGATGTCACCGTCGTACGCCTTGCCTTGTTGTGTAGTGAGAACCCTGTTGACCTGTTCAATGGTCATGTGCTCGTGAATCAACTCAAGGAATTCCCTAAGGACTGGTAGATAGACCAAGTCAATGAAGATTTCCAAGAAGTATTGCAGACCTTGAATGATGTCTGTAGAGAACGCTTGGACTCCTTGCGCCGTACGCGCCGTACCTGTGGGCATCTCGGAGCCGCTCTGTGCGCCGACCTTTGCCATAGCACGAGCATCAGACTGGGCTATGAACTCCAGCCCTGCTTTGCTAACATCAGGAATGACTAGAGGTTTCAGTTCTCCACTCTCATTGATAACTCGACCTGGAGATATGGGGATAGACTGTGTGCCTGGGCCAACGCCCTTCAGCAACTGGAATACGGGATTGAGCAAGAGAGCAAGGGAGTCAATGCTGTTATTCATTACACCTTGCTGCAATCTTTGCTCACCTGCTAGTAGTCGTGCTGCACCGAAACCCCAGGCAGAACCTAGAACATCGATGAATGCACAGGAGTGATACGGCAGTTTGCCGAATTCATTGTCCTGATTACGGATTACTAACTTCCTCTGCAGCACAGAAACGACTGTGTGTTCGGTCCTGTACTCCAGAATCTCTAATGGCTGCGCCATTGGGTCTTTGCTTGTGGCTTCAGACTCCAGTTGCGCTTGGTACTCACGCCAAACTGCACGCTTGTCGGCACCCAACGTGTCCTCGGTCATCTCCTGCTTGTTAGCCAGGAAGAATGCGAGTTCCTCATTGGTCGGAATGTTCTTGTAATCTGGGTCATCCCTCAACTGGTCGAGACCGTACCCATCGGTCATAATCTGCTTGATGACGAACTTGGCACCGTGCTGGACATCCTGCCGTTTCAATCCTGGGTCCACCAGAATCATCTTCAGGTCCATGCACTCGTAGCGGGGAAGTTCTAACTCCACCTCCTCCATCGTGCCCTTCATCTTGCCTTTGTCATCCTTCTTGTAGACCTTCTTTCGAATGGTCTTGGATTCCCAGCTAGTGCCGCCGACCATGAAGCCGTACGTTAGTGCGGTCTTCAGAGATATTCTCATCTCCTCCTTAGTCTTGGCTTGCTTCATTGCCCAGTCTAGCAGTGATGCATTGGCACGTGCGGCCTCGGGTGCCGTAGTTCCTATCGGTGTGACGATGAATGGTTGCGTATGACCTTGTCCAAACAATGACATGTGCAGTGCGTGCATGATTTTCTCAATGGCTTGCATCGTCACGTGCATGGTCAGGTTGGCTCTGGGTTTGCCGTCTGCCCATTGGCGTGGCTTTGTCCATCCTCGTACTAGGTCATCAGCATTCTCAACACCCGTTGGAACGAGACCTTTACTCTGCAGGTAGCTGATGGTTGACCATGCGTCACTCAGCACAATGCCAAGAGCTACTTCGTCACTCCACGCTTCACCGTCTGTTGACACTTCACTGGCTGTAATAGGTGACAGTGCGGCATTCATGTTGATAGCTTCAGGCAGAGTTGCAAAGCCGCCGCTAGACAACATCACTCCAGCGTCCTCTGGTATTGTTGGTACTGGCATCGTAACTCCTATTCAAGACCGATTTGGTCGTACTCATCCCACTCTGACAACTGCGGTCGCACAAGCGAATTGGTTAACGCATTGTTGCGCTCGGCGTCGTTTATCAAAGCGATGATGGGATTCACTGGCTTTGGTGGCATTGGTAACGTACAGAAATTCTTGGTCAACTCTTGGTAGAGCAGGGCGCATGTGTCAGGGTAGTCATCGTGATTGTTGCGTCCCTTGGGGAATTCCGTGGCTTGCTGCACCAACTTATCCCACTTGGCAAGTCCTTTGAAGAACTTGAACCGCCCACGCTTCACCTGTCCTGCCCAACCTAGAACACGAATGTTCTTGGCGTCATCTTGGTTGTTCACCTTGATGAACTCTGTTGTGATGAACACGTTGTACTGCCGTGCTACCATCTTCAACAGCGGCTCAAATACCTTGCCTGATGCCGAACCTTCTAGCATCACTTTGACTGGTCTATGCTTCAATGCCATGGTGACAATGTGTGTGGCTAACTCCATAGGTTGCCACTGGCCACCGATTTGGTCTCGTACATACACGATTCCCGTCAGGTCCATCGCACCCGCTTGAATGACACAGTCATCTGAGGCTATGGTATTGGTGGCTGCTACATCGACTATTAGCACAGCCGTGCTCATGTAAGGTGCCTGACTTCCGTCTATACAGGCAGCTTCCATTTCTTCTTTGGTGATAGCTCGGTTGCCTTCGTGTATCGGTTTGTTCAGATACTGGCATGCGAAGAATGCAGGGTCCTGCAACTGCAACGCCATGAGTGATTCACGTGTGAAGCCGCCGACTTGTCCATTCTTCTTTATGTACTTGGGGAACCGTACGTCGGACTTGTCATCACTCCAACAGTCCTTGACGCTTATAATCCACTTGCCTTCGGTATCCCATCGTATAATCTGTTCGTATAAATCTCCGAATGCCCAGCGTGTGCCTGATACCCACCGTGCGCCGTTCTGCACCAGTGGCTGACATCCTTGGTAGTCCTGCTGCACCTTGAGTAGCAGTTTGGGGCTGCGGTAGTTTGATTCGTTCTGCAAGTCATCGAACACGCCAAGGTCATAGTGCTGACCCGTCTTGATGGCTTTAGGCGATGCTACTGTTACGGTCGCCTGTGGAATCTGCTTGCGTACACGGCAAGGTACCGTGAAGCGCATTGCCGACCCTTGCATTTCCTTCTTGGTTCCGCAGAACTCTGGAAAGAACTCTTGCAACTTACTTCCCTCAGCTTCACCAGAGAAGTGTTTGTAGACTTCAGCTATGAACAACTGAGTTACTGCGATGCTGCCCTGCATACACAGGATTGCGATGTCAGGATTGTTAAGGATTGCCTGGATGATGATTACCTTTACGGCAGTGGACTTGTAGTGTCCTCTGCTCCAGATAACCATGATGTCTTCCTTGGTGGCAATCTGCTCTGCCCAAGGCTTGCCTTCAGCGAAGGTTGGGTACAGGTCGAACAACTCTTGGTGACAAGGTTGGAAATCGTAGCCAAGTATTTCGTTGGCCAAGTACATCTTGTCAGTGCGTGCTCGGTCCCGTACCTCAACCCGCTCTTTAGCTAAGGAGAGACGAGGGTCTACTGCTGTGGTGTCTTCCATGGTCTTCTCCTGATTGTATGGTTATTTCCGCTTGGGCGCGGATTTCTCGGCTCGTTTCGCAGCCCACTTCGCGGATTCAGCCGCGACCTTCGCATGCCCTTTTGCGAGGTGTGCTTGCAGTAGAGCCATCGCTTTTGTGTCAATTGTTTTCGTCATGAGGTCTCCTTAAACTGGGGTCGTGTTAAACAGCACCCACGATGCATCGCCCGCTGCACCAGATGCGATGCAGAGGTACATGTTCCCATCACTGGCGATTGAAATTTGACCAGCGGTTCCCGCCGTTCCAGCAGAAGTCGGGGGTGCTCCTACGACCGTGAACCATATGTTGCCGCCGTTAATAATGGTGTCCGTGACTTCAGAATTGCCAATGACCGCCATGTTATCGGCAGTCGCTTGTGCTCCGTAGCCGATTACCGTACTGTTGCTAAAGTCTCCACCTACATCTGCGGCAGCACCTAGACAGGTGTTGAAACTGCCAGTGATGATGCTTTGTCCGTTCGTGTCTCCGATGGATGTGTTGTAACTGCCAGTAGTGAGGCGCGAGAGTCCACCACTACCAAATGCGTTGTTGTTCGTGCCCGACGTGCAAGCATACAGTACGGAAGTACCGAAACCGTTGCTTCCCGCTCCGTTGTAGTTCGCCAGAGTGAATGGACCGAAGGCGCAGTTGAAGCCTTCTCCGTTAGTGAAGCTGGTCATCGCCTGATAGCCAAAAGCGAAGTTGAATCCACTTCCGCCGTTCAGGGAGTTTAGTGCCTGATAACCAAACGCATCATTGTATCCGTTGGTGCAGTGCTCAAGCGCACCAGAGCCGAATGCGTTGCATGCGTTGCCTGCAGCTACAACAGCATTGAGTGCTGAGTCACCGAAAGCGCAGTGGTCGCTGTCCGTAGTGCACAGGAACAAAGCCGCACGTCCTACTGCAGTACAACTTGCGCCTGATGTGAGTGCATTGAGTGCGTTGAGTCCAACTGCGGTGTTGTAGTTGGAGTTGCTATTCTCAAGTGACCCAGTGCCGACTGCGGTGTTGTTTTCGCCTGTGATGTTGGTCGATAGTGCGTCTTCGCCCATTGCGACGTTGCTGTTTGCTGTGGTGTTAGATGCGAGAGCGTTGACTCCTACGGCTGTGTTGTGTGAACCACTGATGTTAGCGGTCAGGGCTTCATTACCGACTGCAGTGTTGTTATCACCAATCGTATTGGCTGATAATGCGCCAAAGCCAACTGCGACCATGTGTACGCCAGTCGTGTTGGCGGAGAGAGTACTGATACCCAGAGAGGAGTTATTGGCATCTACTTCACCAAGGAACGGATTGACTTGTTCTACGCCTGCAGGATGGAACAACACTCCTATTGTGTTCGTGACGACGGAATCGCCGCCCATTTTGTGAATAAAGGCTGTCAATTAAATTCTCCTTAATGTGTAGGCATCGAAACGATGCGCTCTGAAATTGTGTATGCTGATGCTGGGCCTGTGAAGGTTCCAACACTAGTTACTGTCGATCCGCCAAGCACCAATATTGGGTAGGTTTCCATAACCACGTTTGCAGAATCTAACGGCAAAATAAGCGTTATGACCTGTGTACCTGCGCCGTTAGCCGCCATATAACTGATGTTAGTTGCGTAGGTACTACCCGGCGAACCTGTACCAATGGAAGCAAGGTATAGTGATATAGCGTACATAGTGCCCACGCCAGCAGGGGCAGTGATAGACACATTTTGTGGTACAGAAGTGTTCACTGCCTGTACCGATGCCGTGACCGTGGGTACTGCAGGGGTGGGACCACCTACCAAAGTATCGAGGATCACAAAGTTATTTGCGATTGTAGAACTCATGTCGTCTGTAGACAGGTTCAAATTTGGCGTCTCAGCCGAGGGGTAGTACGGAATTGTCGAGGCAGGTGTCCCCGGCGTCTGCGGGTTGTTATTTATACAGTCCTGCACATAAAGATTGGCTTGGTTTAGCGTGGGCTGTGGCCCCTGTTGAAAGCCTTCCGCCTCAGCTTGTGCCTTGGACAATTCCGCTAGGGTAAGTGGTGCCATAGTGTCTCCTTAGTATCTTACTTTGATGTCACGCAGTGCTTGCGTTTGTGTCTTTCGTCGTGCCCAAAACGCTATGAGCGATGGGTTCTTGTACGCTTCCTCAAGAAGTCGTAGTCTTTCCAGTTCAACTAAGTGCTCCTGCGCGGCCACCTTGCGATCTTCTACGGCCTGTTCATTCTGCACCTTGTTCAATTCATCCAACATTGACATTTTTCTGAGTCTCCTCGTACACCTTGTAGAACTCTTCTATTATTCTGCCTATGGGGGTGGTATGCTGCCCTAAGTCTAAGTACATACACCATGCAAAAGTGTCCGTGGGTGCAACAAGCCCAAACGGCTCTGGCCTTTTAGGTGAACGCAGAGGACGTTGCAACGGTCTGTTGTTTTGTGGTGCTCCTCTGTGCAGAAAATACCTTTGGTCATCGTGCAGGAATATTCCGTTCACGTGAAGCACAGTGCTTATCCATGCTTCATCGTTAGCATGGTAATAGCTGTGAGTGCTTCCCGGCCTTCCCGGCAGCGGGGCATTTATAACCATCTCCATAGCCTTACGGTTTAACCAGTAGCAGAAACCCCAAGGGGTGTGTATCTCTGTTAATTTTCCGTTTGGATTTCTTGGACCTACAAAGTCGTGCTCCAGACAGTCCGACGCCAGCATTGACTCTGGTTTCAAAACCACGTCGTCATCACATTTGAGAGCGTTGCTGTATCCATGCTCAAATGCCCACTTAAACATGGCTTGTGCTTTCTCTGGTATAGAGTAGTAATCATCAGGAACAGAAAGAAACACCTCGTCGTCCTTTGGCTCTCGTGCTGCTCCTACTCCCAAGAAGAACCTAACGTCTGCTTTGTCTTTTGGTACATGTTTTAACCAAGTGTCCCGTATTGCTTGTTGATAATCAGTACGTGAATGACAGTTTATTATTCCAATAAGAGGTTTCATCGTCTTACCAACTTCCTGTTGTGAGAAGATGTAGTTCCTCCAAAAGTAAGATTGTCAACTTTTGGCCGCTTCAGCGCTCTCAACCCTCTGCGTTCTATAGGGACCATCTGCTCATTGTATTTTTTGTAGGACTCTAAGTCAAAGTCGCCGTTGTACCTGTACTTGAAGTCGAACATTCCCTGCATGTCCCAGTCCCTGTCGTAGCCATGTACTATGCAGAATGGATCGTTTCGGCCTGTTACGCACTCTACGCCTGATAGCACATCTACATTATTCTTTACAGACAGTTTTCTAGTTCTTCTTGCTGTGGGGCACTGAGGGTTAAATTCTACCCATTCATGTCCTTCTTTTGGCTCTCCCAGTCCGGGGTAAAGAATGGCAGTTCTTAGATCAACCACCGGATGTGCATCTTTTAGGTATGGTAAGCATTTAGACCTAGCGCCTATCCACCATACAGGGTGCAAGCACGCTGCAAATCCTTCCGACCATCTAGGAATATACAGCTCACTCTTTAGCGGTTCTTGCCGCAACACAAAGTTTATCCATGCTTGGCATGGAGGGAACGGACCTTGGTATTTGTAGCAACCAAGGTGAGCTTGATGAAACACCTCTGCCATTAGCTCTGCTTTACCCGCCCACGCTCCGCCGTTTATCACTTCTTCATTTTTAATCGACTGGTATTCGTTTTCCCCCACTATGGTACGAGACCACATCTGGTTGGTTTCTTCTTGCTCGATAGTGACGCACTCGGTAGAGGCAACTATACCGTGCATTCCTATGTTCTGCTCCATCCACACACTGGGGTCACTTTGTAGGATTAGGTCCTTGATGTCCAACCAAAAGATATAACGAAACTCTTTGTAGTGGTCCTTCAGGTACTGGTCGCAAACTCGCATGCGTGCATGAAAGAACGGGTCTTGTGGTTGTGGTAGATCGACCAGCTCGAAGCCGTACTCTAGCAGTTTTTGCCGGGTGTCGGAACGTATACCCCACACCAACATCACTTTGCGTCCTGTGAATCCGCTGCGCTTAATGCTTACGAGGTACGCTTCGACGCCGGGGTATGAACCGGGACCAACCCACGTTCCGCCAAGTACACCTAAGATCAAGTCATTAGTTTTGTCCACAGGATGCTCCTTGTGCTCGCCTTCTAGCGGAAGACCAAGGAACACCTTTGTGAGATTCTCTGAGTCTTTCTTTGTGTTCTTCTGAGAACTTCACATCCGTACGCAAGAGTGACAAGTTTCTTTTGTGTTCTTCTGATTGGTGCTTTCCTAGGTTTCTTTTGTTTCCTAGTAAGTTTTTTCGTATCTTCTCTCGGGTCTCTTTGCTTCTCTTGGAACCTGTAGAAGGTCCAACTCCACCTTCGGAAAGGTTTCTCAATATTCCAGTAGAATTAGTTTTTCTACCAAACAGAGATATGTACCACAGCTCTTTTTCGTAAGCCTCTTCTTCAGACTCCCAATACTGAATAAAAATCCTTGCCTTATCCGTAGGTCTATGCGTAACGTGATGATTACTGGTATAAGCACGTCTTCCTTGCCCTTTGCCAACGTAGTACGGAGTACCATCCTCTCGCAACCACAAATACGTGTAGAAGTTAGGCTGATCCATGCTCACACCATCTGTCGTAGAGTTTCAGGTGGGAAAGGCTCCCATCCAAGTTCATCACTGGTACGTATTCGTGATCTGAGCATCGACCAGCGTAAATGTCTCTCATTACCTTGTAGGGATACTGTCCCAAGTGCGTGGTAATGATGTCGTTTTGCTTAGTGGGAACGGCCCCTTCTTGGTACTGTCCGTACCGTGGGTCATGATGCAGATGTATGTCGGACTTTTGAAGCGTCCAACCTGCCCACCCGTCGTCTGCCCAGAAGTCAACGTGCGCATTGACAAGAATCTCTATACACCTTTTACTGAGCCAGTAACCTGCACCGCCTTGAGGACACCTGTTCGTGTCGTAGGTCATGCCAATGAAGTCGTGCTCTTCAAACCCGCTGAACATCAGTTTTTCAACGTCGATGTAGGTGTCGCAAAAACAGTTGAACACGTAGTCATAGCCGTTGCTCAAAGCCCATCGCCATGCTAACCTAGCTTTGTACGACACATGAACAAGGTCATCAGGCACATGCAACACCACCTCGTCGTCTTTCGGCGTGTAGTCGAAAGGTAGTGGTTTGTTGTTGGCGTTCTTCCCTTGCGTAAGCGGGTGTGCTGCCTCAAACGATTTGTTTACGTCGTACTCGTCTTCTCCAGTCGGAGTCCCGTCACCCACGAAGATTTTGTAATCCAAGCCAGGGAACTTTGACACATCCTGAAGAAAAGTTGCTCTCTGGGCTTTGTGCACTCCACTTCTGCACCCTTCCACCCAGCCGAGGATGCATATTAAGACGCGTGGGCTGATCTGCGTGCTTCCGACCATGGCTTCCCCCTGAATCTTTCTCCTACTTCTTTGGCGTGTTTAAGTCCTTCTGCTGTCTGCTTAGAACGCGTGGCATATGTGTGCGTTTTACCCAGCATTCCTGGTGTTCTTCCTTCTAAGTATGCCTTCTTGTGAGTCTCGCTCATTCTTAACTTTGTATCTTCTGAAACTCTCTTCCCTGCTGGTCCGTCTCCACCATCGGTGAAGTTCCTTAAACATCCTGTGCCTAAGTCTTTGCGTCCGTAGTACCAAACCAAGATTTTCTCCGTATCGAAAGCCTCGACTTCAGACTCAGCAAAGTAAATAACAACACGTTCTCTTGGAGGTGGAGCAAAACGGTGCATATGCTTTTCATATGCTCTTCTTCCTTTGCCTTTACCCACGTAGTAAGGTGTTCCATCTTCTCGCAACCACAGGTACGTGTAGAACTGAGTCATGTTACTTCTCCTGAGTCGGAATCAATGAATCGTACAGCCTCTTACCTGTGTACTTTGGCACGAAGCCTAGGTTGTGCAGTTTTGTAACGTCCATGTAGAATGAGACCACTGGAACTTTCTTTTGAAACTCGGTTGGTTCCTTGTACACAACCTTTCCCAGCGTAGACTGCAAATTGTCTTGCACGTACGTTAGAATGTCATCGTAAAACCAAGTTTTGCCGTTGCCAATGTTGTAAATCTCATTGACGTTTCCCTTTGCCATCACCAGTTCCACAGCACGCACGCAATCGTCAACGTGCATGAAGTCTCGGTGGAACAAACCGTCACCGAACAACTCCACATCTTTGCCTACTGCCAAGAGGTTGATGGCATTCTGCAGCGTGTTCTTCTTTGCCGAGACCTTCGCATCTCCAAGTCCAACGATGTTGGAAAATCTTAGGATTCTGTACTGGAGTCCGAACGTTGTGCAGTACTCAACCAGAAGTTGCTCCGCGCAACGCTTGGTTATGATGTACCACCCGTGCGGGTCACACACCGCGCTCTCATTCACAGGCAGGTCCTTTTGGTTGCCGTAGACGCTCCACGAACTGATGAAGTTGAAGACGCCTTTTTCCCCAGTGCTTGCCTGATACTCTTTCCAGTTCTCCAGAACTGTCACCAGTGTGTTCAGGTTCGTGTTGATGTCTCGGTGTGGATCGTCGAATATGTGGTAGTTGTGAACCGTGCTCAGAAGGTACAGGATGTCTGCACTGTAAACCTTGTGATCATCACGTCGGTTCACGTGTGCTATGTTCCCTAAAGCTGCGTCGTAGAACATCTTGGTATACGCGCTGCCCACAAAGCCAAAACCGCCAAAAATGTTGAGTCTGTTCATTACCTTCTCCTGAGCCACCGTCGTGTTGGTAATTCTTGCTGCGGCAGTCTGAACGTCCCGTCGTTCGCCGCATACATATCTTCGGGTGTCGCCTTGGCGTCCCATGCCTTGACGCTGGATAAATGGTACGTCAGTTCTGTGCCGTCCAATACAGCCCCAGGCACGAACTTGTAGCGTGCATCGCCGTGCAACTGGATACCTGCCGCCAGCAGTGCGTGCGCTGTGTTCACATCCTCAGCAGGCCCAGGCTTGAACGGGCAGTCTATCACAGCTTTCATAGCCTTGCGGGAGAGCCAGTATCCAGCCCCGCCGCTGGCAAAGAAACTGTTGGGGCCTCCCACCCAGTCATACTGGAAAAAGTCGCTCTGAAGCAGTGCCACGGGGCGCACGAGGGTGTCTAGGTCGGCCTTGAAGACGAAGTCATAGCCGTGGTCATGCACCCAGCGGAACATGGCGACCACTTTGGCGGTTAGGTCCTGCAGGGTGTCCCCCACGGGCAAGAACACCTCTTCGTCCACTATTGGCACGCCAGCAGGGTTGCCGAGGAAAAACCTACAGTCGGTCCCTGCTGGTGCATCTCGCAGCCATGTGTTGCGTATCACTTGTTCGAAGTGGCGCAACGCATGGCAGCTTGGTATTGCTATGAGGACTTTCATGGTTGTGGTGGGCCGTCGTGGTCCTTCTGTGCGGGACTGAAGGCATGCCCTGTGATGGCACCGAGGATGGTGCCTGTGTAGGCGACGTAGCTCATGTCGAGGTGACCGAACCACTTCATCACGGAACCGACAAGGAACATGACAACACATATCGGCAGGTGATAGTCTTTGAAGTTGCTGATTATCTTGTCAAAGTCCATTGCGTCTCCTTTATGCTGCGTAGTACGGAATTTTCCTGATTGTTCCACCGATGTTCACTTCTAGGAAGCCCACTGGTGCGACAGGCAATGTTGCTCCACCCGCCGTTGCTGTGGCTGACGTGGTAGAACCGAGACCAATTCCTGTCAAAGCCCCTGTTGGAGTTGCGCCTGCTATGATGACTCCTGTACTGGTTACTTCAAACGCTGTCGTTGCTGCAATCTGCATGAAGATGCTAGTCGGAGCGTTCATGTAAGTTGAGGCTGAAGACACTGCAAAGCAGAAGTTCGTTGTGCTTGGAGTCACACCACAACCATACATAGCGGCTATAGCTGATGCCGAGCCAACCAATCCTTGCAGAACCAATGTCCCACCAGGGTTGAGGCTGTTTGCCACCAACTCAGGTGCGCTCATCAGACCAGCCACGACAATGTTTCCAAAACGGTCAAACAGGTTTGCATTGTTTATCGAGGTTGCAGACACCGTGCCTATCCACGTGGACACAAAACCTGATGGTTTGTTGATTTGCCCTGAACCGTTGTTAAAGAAGGTTCCACCAGTGATGATAAGACCGCCAGACGTTTCGTTGTCTATGAGCCAACCAAGCACTCCCGAATTTATACCGCTCAGGAAAGTCGTGTTCACTACGTTCGTGAATCCGAAGTTCTGCAAGAAATTGGATGCCTGCTCGATATGACAATCAGTCAAACAGAACATCTGGTTGCTGCCTACTGTTCCAACTTTAACAGCCCACGAACTGTTGTTGTCGAAGGAACAAGCTATGCAGTGTACATCAGTTTGGTTAGAGTCTTTCGATTGGATTCCAACGGTGTTGTTTTGAATGACGCACCCTATGAAGGTTATGCGTTCTCCCGTTGTCGAGCCTGTCTGACCAGCAACGTAAATGCCGTATCCGTTGTTCGACATTAGAGATTCGAACGTGGTGATTGACCAAGCATTCAAACCTAGTTGCCATCCTACGCCGAAACCATCAAAAATTCTGATGCGATTGAAGTTTTGGTGGTCACCAGCCCATGACCCAGGTATTGTAGCTACGGTAGGCGAAGAAACTCCGTTGAAAACTAAACCGTCGCTGCCCCCTACGTAGAGACCGCCTGTTGCTGTACCAGACCCTGGACCTGTGATGCTTAAGTCCGCAATCTCGCCCTCAAGGTAGAAGAGTGATGCTGCATTGTCTGCAACAACTATGGCCCAACCTGTGGTTGGTACCCAGTTCAATATGGTTGCTCCTGCACCTGCACCGATGAGGTTGACATTACGTGGTTTTACGATGGTAAAACTGTAGTTGTAAGTGCCTGCTGGGATGTACACCGTGCCACCAGCCCCAGCTAATGAGAGGATGGCTGCGTTAGCCTTGACGCCTATGTCCACACCCGCGAAGTCTGCAGCATTGAGCACACCATTCATGCTGGTGATGTTGGCCAATTGAATGTTGGTTGTTCCACTAAGGGTGGTATTGGTGGTGATGGCTGCAACTGACGCTGCCGTAGCAAGACTGGAGTACAGTACTCCTGAATCCTGCACGTTTCCTAAACCATCTGCTACAAGAATGTCTCCACTTGGTGCCGTAGTTACTGTAGCCAATGCCGAGGACAGCAACGGTGCTGTTCCAGTTGCAGGAACGGCAACGCCTGTGCTGTAGAGAACTGTTTGCCCTAAGGAATTGATGGTTATGGAAATGTTGCCGCCGCCTACAAGGTTAAGAAGGTTTTGGTTTGGGTTGTTTATACCGTTCGTCTGCAGAACCAATTGCGTAGACGACTGACCGAGAGACTGATCTGGGTATACGTTTTGAATCACGCTACCAATAGAGATGACAACCGTGTACGTCCCAGGTGCCGCGTAGAAGTCCGCGTGGCCGAAACCGTCCGTTTGGATGGGCTGCGTAATCGGGAACAGTCCGTTTGGGTCAGAGTAAATTGTAGCCAAAGGTGATGGCGGTGCGACAGACGTGTTAGAAGGCTGCGTGCACACCCATACTTGAACACCAGCGAGTGCTGGGCCTTGGGCTGTCTTCACCCAAGCATCGTATCTCCAAAAACTAGGAATCGCCATCACTGCTCCTTATTGCCATCCGCAAGCGTAGTAGCCGTTGGCATAATCACCGTCGCTGTGTCCGTACGGGATGCGCATGAAGTTTTCACTCTGCATACGTCTGGTGTTTGCGTTTTTCAACTTGAACATCTGGTCTTTTGATTCCACGATAAGGTCCGCGAGACCTGGGGACCCAAGCATACGCGCATACATGACAGCCGTCTTGTACGCAACCGCGTCTTGGCAGTCCATGATTGGAACGAAGGTGGAACTGAAGTCGAGAGTTTCGCTGAAGAACTGCGGAAGCTGCGCATAGTAGCGCATGCGAATGTCGCGTTGCTCCGTGGCTCCACAAAAATTGATGTTGTCATTGCGCCACTCCCACTCTGCCAGCCATGGTACTTGTGGGCGTGGCGGAAGTCCAAACGTGGACTGCGTCATCGGCAGGAAAGGGTTGTTGGTCCCCGTGGCACGTTCCCACAGACGTTCTGGGTAAATCATGTCGGCTGGAAGTAGGTACTGTGGGTTCTGCTCCACCCCATCAAAGTAGCCTATGGTGGACAGCACGGTTTGCACGGTTGGGTCAGGCCCACCTACTCCATTAGTCGGTGAGTTCACGACGGGAAGTCCGAGGATGATGACGTTGTCCTTAATAAGAGTTGGTTGCCCAACGTTTCGTAGCTCTCTGTACACGTCTCGAATCGCTGAGTTTAAGAACGGCTGAGTCCATGGGGACACCAATGGGTTGTCCGTGAAGACTTGGCCTTCGCCAGGGGTTCCCGTCAATCCTGCTTGGGTATCATTCACCAAGCCTCGCACAAGGTTCATGATGGTCTCCAGGCTTGTGCTGTATGCCATGGTAGTGTTAACTGTAGGGCTGCTCATCTTTGACCTTTCTTGTGCGGTATAAACAAAAACAGGGGAGGGGATTTAGCCAACGCAATGCGTGGACTCAGATCACGCACTTGGCGTGGCCTTCCCCTCCCAAGATTTACTACTGAAATTACATTACGAGACGCTTGCTCGACAGGTTTTGGACTCAGAACAAAACCACTTTCTAGCAAAAAGTCTCGTAAAGATCGTTCGCCATTTTCGGCAAAATCTAAAGTCCGTAGACTTAGTTCGCTTCTTGGAATTACACGTTTTACACAACGGCTGAAGGTTGTTCGGCCAACTTGTGCCACCTTTGCAGATGGGAATTACGTGATCCACTGTTAGACGTTTACGCTTACTACAGCATAAACACCTAAACTTTACGGCTCTGCAAATCCTGAGCCATTGTGCAGGCGTTGTGAATCCTCCTGCCTGAGTTTTCCTAGTGTTTCTTGTGGCGGTGTACATGCACGCCCGTTTTGGATGCGCTGACTTAAACAGACTGATCCGTAGACCAATTTCTAACTTGTTTCGTGCATAGCACTGACGTTGCTCCTCCCTATGTTTTTCAGGGTTTGCTTTTCGCCACGCACTTCTTTGTTCCTTGGTCATGTTCCTCCATATAAGGTCGAACAGAGCGGTGTATATGGCACCGCCCTGCTCTAGCCCAGGCTTATAAGACCTGAGATTTATTACTTCTGTTCGGTTGGTAAAGTTGGCTTCGGAGCGACTGGTGCAGCGGGTGCGACTGCTGCGACTCTTGGTGCATACTTCTCGTCTTCCGTGGCTTCATAAGCCTGAGCACGACTGCGTGCACCTGCCTTGATAGCCTTGTCCCAATCTCCGACGCAAATGCCTCCACCTTCCATGGCGTGGAACGGTGCGCCGACGTTTGCTAGACCGCCGCAACGTGGGCACATGTCCTTGTGGACTGGCGAACCATGCCACGAAAATTGCTCGTGGAAGTAGTCTGCTGCCATGTGATGCTCTGGGCTGAGAGTATCAGCCAGTGCCTTCGGGTTGGATGTCTCCACCGTACGAGCCTGCTCCAACAGATGCTTGTAGCGTGCCTCCATACGTTTGTAGGCCGCTGCAACTTCCTCTTCTTTCGGAGGGTTAAAGAGAGACCAGAACACGCCTTTTTGACCCAAGTCGTTGCCTGTGCCTGTGACTTGCTCAATCAGGGCGTCTTGGTTGATGCCCAGGTTGTCTGGATTGATGATGTCCATGGCGAAACGTCTAGTGTCCATTGCGCCGATGTCAATCTCGTTTGAGTCCACGTTTCCCTTTGGCGTCAGCAAAGGCTGCGGCAATCGGGTTACGAGTGAGTACTTCTCTGTGCTCTTGCGCGGTACAATGCGCATCTCCTTCATGATTGGAGGACGAGACACAACGTGCTCTTGCTGCGACACGCTGTAGAGATACACAAAGTACTCTGGGTTTCGATTCAACAGGTAGCTCTGGGTCGCAAAGTTCCAGTCCACGTTGTTGATCTTGCTCAGACTAGCGGCGATACCTGTGTTGATTTGTTTGTTGCTGTAAAGTGCTGCGTTTATTTCTGGCATTTGAGTCCTTCTTATTGCTGAGTTTTATGTTGCTCTTCGTCTGAGTTCTTCTTGTGCCATGGTGGTATTCTGATCCATACCGTTGAGTCCTCGGCCCAAAGTTCGTGCGTTGCGCATCATGGCATTCCAGTTGCGCGTCATTGCTTCTATTTTCTTGTCCACCAGAGCCGTCCTGCAACCCTGCTTCTGGTATGAAACGGCGGCACCATGGAACGGTAGTGCGCTGCTTCGCATGACATCCTCGATCATGTTGATGTCCGCTTGGTCTTCTTTCTCTTTCTGATCTTGGAGGGCGGCTTTAGTCTTCTCCCAAGATATTTCTTTTGCTTGTTGTATAATGGGCACAACTGTTTCGAGAATGAAACTATTCAACGGCATGGCTTCAAAAAGAAGTTTTCCATCTTTCATTTCTGACCATCGTAGGTTGTACAGCATTCTATACCGACCATGGTACGGGTATTCTCCAAGAGTTTGCAGACCTGTTTCTTCGTCATAGTTCATAACATAGTAAGACTCAGGCGTGCCATACTCAATAGGGTCTTGCCACTGCATGAGCATCCAACTGGGAGTTCCGCCACCAGTCAGTAGGTTTCTGTATCCTCTGAACCCGTCATGTTCCCAGTGTCCACCTGCTCTATAGAAACATTCATCTTCTCCACCTTGTGACCAACGCACTATGAAGTTTGGATCATCGTACCTATTTACGCTGCCAATTTCCGTCAATCTTTCTTGGAATTCCTGGGGGCATTGGTACTGCTGATACCTACTGGTTGGATCACTCATAGTACTTCACCGTGCTTCCTGAGGTATGCCGCCGCAGCCTCTAGTACAATTGGGCTGTCCTTTGCGTGTCCAAGTAATAAATTGCACGAATCACACAGTAAACCTCGTGGTTTTGGTGGATCACCATGTTTGTGGTCGGCTCTAAGGTTTCCTTCTATGCGTCTGTTACAGATGTCACACACTCCATTTTGTTCTTTGAACGCCGCTTCATATTTTTCTAAAGTCCACCCGTTCTTCATTAGCGTGTTGTTTCTCACGATGTCGGTGTTCTCTCTGTACCAGTTGTGCATGTATGCTTTTCGTGCCTCTGGGTCAAAGCAAATAGGACAGTACGCCCTCGCCCTTCCTTCTTTTTTTACAGTAGGGTGACCTTTAGAACAGAAACCGTTCTTTTGTCCTTTTTGTCTAGGCATTGTTGACAGCCTCCGTGCCCACTTCAGCCACCATCTTGGCACGCATCTCAGCCATCTGAGCCTTCTTCACTTCCACATAAGCGTCCATCTCTTGCCGTAACGAAATCATCTCTTCTGGCGTCTTTGCACCCAACTTCCGTTCAAAAATGAAGTTTATCAAAAGCGCGGCTGTGTCGGCCATGCCAATGAGTTCGGCGTCGTTGGCTCCCAACTTGTTGAACACCTTCTGGACTTCACGCCGAGAAATTGGGCTATCCCAAAAAGGATCGTGCGCTGGGGTGATTAGTTCCTTCTGCCCAGGTTGTAGGATGAGGCTACTCATCGGACACCTCGGGTTTAACTTCCTGCGCACACTCAGCACAAACCACAAACAGAGGGTCCTCTGCTGTAATCGGAGGCTCTACGCCGCGTACGTCTTGGACACGCACGACGCGCAGACCATCTTCATCTTCGAAGTAGTTGAATTGCACGGCATCACACAGAGCCATTACACGCTCTTCGGACATGGTGAATACTTCGGAGTTGTAGTCTCCGTAGGTGACGCGGTCTCCAACACGTACGACTTCTTCCATTGGGATGCGTTGCCCACCGAGAATGACGAACTTTCCAGCGGCCAAGACAACACCGATATTGGAATGCTGCCGATATTTGGCTGCGATGATGAGTCCTGTTTTCTTGTTCTTGACACTGCCATCTTTGAGCAACTCCATGTTCTCGTTCTCTGTGCACCGTTTGATGAGGATGCGGTCGAGTATGGGATTGAAAGGACCGTAGGTCTTATCTGGATACTTCTTTGGTGCCACTGCCACGGCATCCACTTTGGTATCCTGACCCATAAAAGTTGAACGCTTGTCAATGACAATGAGGTCACTGCCAACTTCTTGTCGGTTTGCCACTGGCTCCAGAGAAATGCGCTCTCCTGCTTCTCTGCGGCCAATGTATTGTCCGAGTTCGGCAAAGCTGATGCCATACTTCTCTTCTATGCCTTCACGTCCGACTGCGATGTCGGTTTCGAATTCACTGAGTTCACTACCGCCTGCTGCAAACTGTGCGCTCTTCGCGCCACGTGCTAAAACGTCTCCACCTGAGTTCATTGAGTCTCCTGAGTCTTACAAAAATCGTACTGCGTCAACTTCCCTTGCCAGAACCTTTAGTTCTGCGAGTCTTTCACCATGCCAGATGTAGGTGCCGCCCATGTAGTTTGCGGCTGCATGATGCTCTGGTGTGATAGTGTCTCTCAGCATTTTTGGATTGGACTTCTGTACGGCGTCCGCTTGTTCCAGAAGAAACCTGTACCGCTTCTTCATGCGCTTGATGGCTTTCTTGACTTCCATCTTGCCAGGAGGGTTCTTTGGCGACCAGAAAATTCCCATGTCGCCTAGGCTTCGTCCGTTAAACCGTCCGCATCCCAGCAATTCGTCTTGGTTTAAGCCTAAGTTATCTGGGTTAATCAAGTCCATCGCAATGCGTCTGCCGTCTTCGAATACTGGCTCCATTTGCCCTGAATCTACATTCTGTTTCAGCCACCGCATGATGCGAGGTATGCTGGTGACAACCGCGTATTCTTGTCCCTCTTCAACAGCGGGGAACTTAACTTGCTTTAGGATTGGGTGATGGACTGTTTGGTGCGCCATGCGGCTCACACTGTAAAGCCATATCTTGTCCTTCGGTAGAACAGGGATGAGTCCGTAGTGTGCGAAGTCATAATGGAAATCCGCGTTGCTACCTCTTTCCAAACTTTCGGACAGTTCCTTGTTGTACTTCTTTATTTCAATCGTTGGCCCTACAGCATACGGACGCACGACTTCAGTATCCACAAAAGTGACCGTGTGTTTTGGTCCCATGGATATTACTACGGGTGGTTTTGGTTCATGTATTACTGGATTCGGATGCTTCGCCAGCATTTCTGCAAGCGTAGGTTTCTTCTGAGTTTTGAAAAATTCGAACATTGAGTCTCCTGAGTTTTTTCTGAGTTATGCCCTCAAAGCCAGCCACGCGATGCTATGCGTACGTTGACTGGCCGAGGGCGACTGTCTTATCCGCATAGGATTAGACAGAACTTTTTGAGCAGCAAAAAGCGCCCCAAGATTCAGGGCGCTTCATGGTGCTAATTTCGGTATGAGTCTAAGTACTTCAAGGCTCGTTCGAGCCACGTTCCCAGCTTCGGTGTGATTGCTCCCATTTTGAGAACATCTTCCACTGCCGCCAGTCTTCTATTGCACGGCCCACACAGTAGTCCTCGGTTGCATTCTCCACATGCTCTCTTCAAAGTTATTGGCTCTGAACAGCATTCGTGATCATGGTCTATGTGTAGCCTCTTCTTTGCGTCTCCTTGCTTGGCTTTGCATAAGGCGCAGTGACCATGCTGTTCTCGCAATTTGTTGTCATACCATTCTGGAGTTGTGCGAAACCTTCCGACTACAGATCGTCTTCGTAGGTTTATGCGTTGCTCCTCTGGTATGTTTTTGTACCAGTCTTTCATGTACCGCTGTCTGGCGTTCATTTCCCTCCTCTGCAAAGGTTTGGTAAAAGCCTTGTTGCAGCAAAACTTCTACCAAACCAATGGTACCACACCTGCAAGTGTAGTACAAGGAGAATACATATCCGACCAAAAAGGACCCGTAAGTCCTTTAGAATCTAGACTGTAGGAACTGCGGCGTTTTGCACATAGAGGCCAGCGCGTGGCGCGGCGTTTGCCAGATTGAAACAAGTGTTGTCAAGTTTGTTGCACGCCTGAGCGTGGTGAAATCATTTCTGTTTCACTCTTACGGTTTTGTTCCCGTAATGTTCGGACTATTGCATCATCCCATAGGATGTTTCTTCGCTTAGTCTCTCAGCGTCCCTTTCGGGTTCGCCCTCGTTGGCGTTTCAGCGTTCGAGTCAATCAGAAGAAATTTTAGTTGCCCCCAACTCTCGTTAAGGCAAACATGTGTGAGGTAAGGTAGCTGCCTCCCACGGTCCCGATGTCGGGCACTGGTGCAACGACGTTGCCACCACCGAAGTCATACAACTCCAGAGGGGACAACTCACCGATGTACCAGTTCTCCATCACGAGAAGGTCCATGCGGCTTGCGGTTGCAGTCCAAGACTTGTGGTACTTGCGTCCACCGAACGTGTCCGAGAAATACTTCTTGGACATGTCGAGCGTCTTGTCTCCCTTGATTTCCTGTGCATTGGCAATCTGAACGTTGTACATCAAGTTCGACTGCGCGAATGCTTGCTCAGGAGGGCCGTACCAGATGCCTGACTTGATGCTGTCGGCGTCTGGGCCAAGAGCGCGGCCCAATAGTACTTCTGCACGCTGCGCGATTCCAGGCGTGATTGCAGCGCCACCCAAGTTAATGGTTGGTGTGCTCAAGCGACCAGGATACGCATTGCGGTTCAAACCACCGATGGTGCCAGTGTTGGAGTTCACATCCCAAGCCTTGATACCGAGGATGGAGTTTCCAGACCCATACGACGCACCGTTGACAACGATGTAGTCGGTTGCGACCACGTCCGTTGGCAGAGCCGTGCTGAAGAACAGGGTGTTGCTTGGCCCATCAGAGTAGCTGATGGTAGCTGTGGTAGCTCCACCGACTCTCTGCACGCCAGCCGTGCTGTAGAACTTCACAACCTGTTGGTCGGTGAAGGCCACTGCGACGTTGACTGGGGAGATGCTGGCGGTCTGGGCGGCGGGGACTCCACCAGCCAGAACGATGACTGCCGTGGCAGGAATCTGGTCGATCATGCCCGAACCATCCGAGTTGATCAAGCCTTCAATTCCCTGCATTGCAGCGTCCAGTGAGTTCTTCATTTCCTGGGCCTTAACAGCGAATAGCCCCTTCTGCTTGGAGTCTGTGGAAGCCTGAGCTAACCACGAGATTTCGCAAACGTTGAAGAGGTACACTGGTGCCAGAGCGAACGATGCCCACTGTGAACCAGACCCACGCAGCATTGAATCTGCGTTGCCAGTTCCTTGCGAGATTGCTGCACCAGCCTGAACCCTGAAGGGCACGCGGAATGATGCACGCTGCGTTCCACCAGCATTGGACTGGTTGGACACAGGAATCTTTGTTGCTTCCGCCTTGAACATGGAATATGCCGTGGTCCCGTGAAACACGAGATCAGGTATCTCTTTCGCAAAGGCGTCTAACTCGACCGCTTCAACAGCGGCCTCTAATAGTGCCATAAAAGTATTTCCTTAAAACAAAGTACCACATTGCAAGATGTCTGAGTTCTTGCAGGTCTGGCGCCGAGTCTGTACTCTTTCTTACCACGTCTTCACCTTGTCGAGTTTTAAGTCTTCAAGACCATTCAGGTGTTGATAGTGTTTAGATCAAAAACTGCTTCTAAAATCGGTTGTGCCAGTATGCTTGTGAGCATTACATGGCATGCACAAAGGTTGAATGTTTGAAATGTTGCTAGTTCCACCTTTGGCTATTGGGATAACGTGGTCAGGTGTCAATTTCTTACTCTTGCGACAACACAAACACACATTTCCAAATTTGTTGCATAACGTCATCCATTGTTCAGAAGTATAGGCACCGCCAGCCTTGGTTTTAGCCGCACGACGTTTATGTGTTCGTGCATTGGCTGCTTCTGGATGTGCTTTCCTATATGCTGCATTGCGTTTGGTAATGCGAACTTTATCTCGTTTGTACCGAGCAGCGTTATTTGCTTTGATGCGCTTCTTGTTCTTCTTTGCCCAAGCGCGGTACATACCATTGGCTGATTCTCTATTTGCATCGCGCCACTTCTTTTGGTACGCACGGTTCTTCTTTGGATGCTTCTTACGAGACTTTGCGGAGTACTCACGCATATATTCTTTGGTTTTCATACTTCCTCCATAATAGGTCGCCTAGGCGGGTGATTATGGCACCCGCCCAAGCTAGCCCACGCTGATCAAGGCGTGAGATTTTATTTACAACTTACAGCGATTGCGAAGCAATCACGTCAGTCGCAAGCACCGTAATGTTGTACGGAACGTTGGGACTCAACGGGTTTGCAGCCGCACCGTTGCAAGAAGCCGTGAGTGATGCTTGGCTTCCTGAACCTGTGACTGCTGTTACTGTTGCTACAACGGAGATTTGGTCTCCGACTTGGACGGGCTTGCCGTCTCTGGTTGTACCTGATGCCATGATGTTCTCCTATTTCTTTTTGGTATTTACTTCCGCCACGTGACGAGTCGGAAACTTTTGCCATCTGTGCCCTTTACGAAGCCACGTCCAGCAATCTGCATCGTGATAAGGTCGCTTGAGGAGTACGTTCTTTCCCCAATCTTGACTTCATCCCGAATAAGGTTTGTGGGTCTCGTTGCAACGTAAATCGGCTTTCCTGAGGATACCGATTGTGCACTGGCTGTTGTAGTCGCTGTCTTCTTCACAGCCGCCGCTGCAACACGGCCTGCTGCTGAGCCACCCTTGGCATAGCCTGGGTACTTGGTCTGAATCGTCTTGGTCACAATTTCGTTTGCGATTGAGTCAATCTTGCCGTTGTGATAGACGGCGATTGCTGCTTTGTTCTCTGGGGTGTTGCCCTTTTTCCAGAATGCAGCCATCTGAGCCTGATAGCCCTTGTCGGCCTTCAGTGTGGCGTAGAGACGTTCCTTGATACCGTTTCCGATGTCAACTTTTGTTTCACGCGGGAAATCTTTGAAGTAGGCCATCCTCAAGAACGGGGCGAATGCCGCGCCGAGTGTGCGGTTATTGTAGTGTTCCGCATCGGTGGCAACGCTTTCCTCGAACGCCTTAATCTTGGCTTGTCCATCGGCAGTTTTGGATTTCTCAAACTCTGCCTTCTCAGCCAAGAACTTCTTGCGCTCTGGTGTGTCCTCGACAACTTTCTTCTTGTTGGCATCTTCTGCCTGTAAACCCTTGAACCACTCGGTCAAACCACCTGGGTTCTGTATCAACGCCTTGAGAGTCGCAACGTCTGGTGCTGGTTTTCCTTCCGCATCCTTGGCGTTAAGAGCGTTGTTCAGGCTCTGAACCATGCCGTCCATGCGTGACTCTATCAAACCCTCAAAAAATATGGGCTTGGTCACGCCATAGTAGGCATCAGCGTCGTGTTCCTTCAGCGTAGACATGAACGACGGTGCCAACTGACCTAAAGCCTCTGGGTGTCCAGCGGTCTTTATGTCTTCGACTACGTTCTTCCAAAGCTGTGGGTCGGAGGTGTACAGTAATTCATCCGATGCCTTGACAGCCTCAACCGTGTTGTTCAACTTCTCGTAGCCTTCGGTTCCACCGATACTGGCGATGAAATCCTTGGCTTCCTGCATCTCTTGAACGCCATTGGGGAACACTGCCTTGGCTGCGTTCCAACGTTCAAATGCTCCGTGAAGTTCCTTGACTACCGCGCCATTGGCAGGAGAAGCGTCACGCATGGCTTTTAGGGCCTTGCGTACGTTGTCTGGTGTGGCCTTGGTGTCAATCAGCTTGTCGGAGGCCGCAGTCTTTGCTGCCGCCGCTGCTTTAGTCTTGAATGATTCTTGCTCTTCCGCAGACTTTTCTGAGCCGTCTACATTGTGTGTTTCAGTTTCTTTCCCTGCTGCTGCTGGGTCTACAACTTCGGCTGCGGGGTCTACAACTTCGGCTGCGGGGTCAACTACCTCTGCTGCCACTGGGTCTACAACTTCGGCAGCGGGTTCTGCTGCTGCGAAGTCAATCAAATCTTCTGCCATTTTGAGTCCTTCTTGTTTCTGAGTTTTCTGAGTTCTTGTCCTGAGTCTTAGGAAGTGTATTCAGCACTGTTTTCTACGCCGAAGAGAACTTCCACGCTGTACTTCCCGTCGTCTTCCAGATACACACCCATGGTGCCCCCTGGTTCTACGCTTTTCTCGCTACTTTCTTGCCGCCTGTCTTTGGTGCCAGTGACAAGGTTCTCCACTGTTACCAGATTTGAATTGTGCATGACGTACACGCCGAGTTCATCTTCGTTCCTAAACTCCTTGTCGAAGTACTCTTCTAAACGAGTTGTGAGTTCGTCCAGTGATTCGCCTTCTGGAATTTCTTTCTCTGGGTTGTCTATGTAGAAGTCCAAGATGTCTTTGTAAACATCTTTGTTCTTCCCAGACAAGAACCCCAGATTCCAAGCGATGAGACTTCTGTCCTGAACCACTTCCAGTCCCAGTTTCTCTGCGATGATGTCAGCCGTCTGCACAGCCCTAAGCATGGGCGAGGAGACCACTTTCTTGATCTCCTTGCCGTGATGCTTGGCTATGTCTCTGGCCGCTGCTTCGGTTTGCTTTATACCCTTGTCATTTAAGGATGGGTCTAGGCGAGAACGGTATACGTTTTCGTCGTTCGCCTCTGTGTCCCCATGGCGTTGAAGTAACGCTATCAGCTTCTTGGCCATGTTATCTCCTCAATTGACGTGGTTGCTCACCTTGCCCTGGTTGCGGCGGTCCTTGCTGTTGTGGTGCTTGTTTCGGTGCCTTCAGCGCCTCTGGTACCGCTTTGGCGGCTACCTTGCTCTGAAGTTGATCGTTGGCTTGCTGTGCGAAGTCCTGCGGTGTTGCCTGAATTTTCATCTTCGCTAACGCCTGCACTGCCACGCTTGCTGGCATCTTGCTAACGTCTACGCTGATGGACTCTGAAGGCGGTTTGTCAGGCGGTTGGTTCTGCGCGGCAATCTGTTTGGCCATCTTCAAGTGCTCTGACCAGTGCATGTGCACGTTCTCGTAACCTGCTTGTTGCTGTGGATTACCACTGTGGAACTTCTGTCCCTCTGTGGAGTTCATCCACTCGAAACACTCGTTCGCTTCTACAAGGTGGTTTTCACTCTCGTCCTGAGCAACTGGAACCGTGCTAATTTGCGGTGGGGTGGCTTTCATAGCCTGACCCAACTGAGCAACCATGGCTTCATGCTGTGGCAGAACTGGTTGTCCAGTCTGTTGAGCCTGCTGCATACCTGACGTGGCTTGCTTCATGGCGTCTTGCATCTGAAGGAACTGAGGATTGTCGTGCGGACCTGTCCTCAATAAGACTTCAAACTCATTACGCTGTTTAGCCGCTGACGATGCACCTGGGATTTTGAATCCCTTCATACGCAGCGCATCCAAAACTTCAACTGAGTTGGACGGCGAGAATATGATGGCGTTCAAGGCTTGGTTGGTTGCGCCCTGTGTGATAAGTTCCTTTAACTTGCCTTCTTTCTGTTGCCAAGTTTCTGGGAAGGCTGGATTGTTCTCTGCATAGCAAAGGACATTTCCTGCCAGCAAGTTTGCGGTGTTGACCGCAATGTTGCCCTTACCTTTGATGTTCTGTCGGATCGTCTTACCATCTCGACATTCGGCTGCGCACTTCACGGCCTGTTGCGCTGCGGCTGCAAACATGTCCTGTACTGAATTCCACGGACATCCTACACGCTGCAATGCTTGGTCACGCTGAATTACTGCATTGCCTACCGTGTTCTCGCCAGTTGCGGCACCGAACAATGAAGGCAGAGCGCCCGAGATTTCCTCGGACAAACTCGTGATGAACCATTTGATAAAGTCAGGCAACGCGGCTTGCGGCTGCGGAGTAGGCTCTACCATGATGTACTGGGCTTCTAACGTGAGTCCAGGTTGCGGCAGGAAAGGTCCTGTGCTTCCTGGGACGTTTGGTTGAGTCTTGAGCGCTTCCATATCGAAAGCGTCAGCGTTCATCCACTTCTTGGGGACGGTTCGTTTGAAGAAGTCGTCCAACAAGTCTACCCAGTCATTGATTCTCTTCTGAATCGAGATGAGCATCGTACCCATGGCTCTGCGGTTCTGACCTTTGCCAGCCCACGGGTGACCGATAACAAGGTGGTCGTCCATGCTCTCGTTACGTGAGAAAGCGTACTCTTGCCCAGCCCTGGCCAGCAATGCTCCGTTAGGGAATGCTTCCAGCAACTCGGCCTTCGCTTCATCGCTCACTGATTGGTCTAGGAACATTGACGGCCTAAACCAAGAAAACTTTACTGTACTGTGTCGGTTCAGAGAGTCGCCAGTGACGTACGCACCAACTACTGCTTGGCGCACATTCTCTCTTGCGATTCTGTCCAACTGAGTCTCTGACATCCCATCGGTGCCTGGATTGATCTTGCTGGCAATCCACGGGAACATACCACGAACTACCGCTACGTCTAAGTCTAGAGACAACTGCACGAACTGCATGAGGTCAAACGTATCAACAGCGATAGGGACTTTGTGATCCAATTTTCCGTGTACGGTTGTGACTTCTCTTCCAAGAGGCTTTCTGTCGTCGCCTGCATTGCCTGCTTCTGTGAGCAGGTCTTCACCGCCGTTGGTTGGCTCTGGCTCCTCTTCGGACGGCTCCTCGGATGTTTGCGCGTCCAGTACGTCGTCAAGGGCTTCTTGTCCCGTTGGCTCTGCGTCTGGCTCATTGAATACGTCTTCAGGAACGGTTGGTACTTCAGTTTCTCCTTCGAAACCGTACTTTTGTCCGTTCAACTCGTAGCGCGTCCACATAAGGACACGGTCTTCATTCCAGAAAATCCTTGCGCACTCGGTGAGCAAACTGTGAAGGTTATTGTTACGCGCCCATATCTCTTTGAATCTGTCGGCCTCTTCTTTTGCGACTCTGTCTGGGCCGTACTCTGGGTTTACTGGGAAGAACTCGACCTTAGGGACTTCACGCGCTAGTGCTGCGACAATGATGTCACCTTTGGGGCCGTAGATGTTGGTATCGTAAATTGAAGCGGTGTTCTTCTGGTCCTTGGCGCTGTATCCTGTACCAGCACCTGGGAGTTGCCATCCGCCTTGCTTGCCACGAAGTAGATGTTGGTACCCACGCTCAAAGTGCAGCGCTTCCCACGCTTGCTCTACTTCCATGCGGCGTGCGGCTGTGTCAGTCTTGGTTGCTATGTTGTCGAGACCAATGAGGGCACCACGTGCTGCATCGCTGAGTTCTGCGAACGGCTCTGGACTGTACGGGAAGGGGCTATAAACGCCGAGAGGACTTTCGTTAGGATTTTCAGGTTGAGAATCACTGCCTCCCTTAGCGCCTTCCATACCAGTCCCAACATTGCTGGGAGTCGAAGTATCCGTTTCCGCCATGATTCTCTCCTAAGGTCTCTCTGTAGTCAATAATCTTTGTGCCCTTCTTAGAATTACAAGGTTGGCATAAAGGCTGTATATTCCATAGCCAACTTGGTCCCCCAAGCGCAACAGGAATTACATGGTCGGCTGCTAACGGTTTTACTTCTCTGCAGCAAGCGCACTTAAAACCACACGCAAAGCACAAAGTGAACCATTCTTCGGCGGTAAAGTACCCACCAACAGCTTCGGCTATGGCTCGTCGTTTGTGAAAGTAAGAACGCAGTTTGTCTGGGTTTTCTTTCTTCCATGCAGAGATAGCATCTTTGCATTGCTCCAGATTGTTAAGGCGATACTCTTTGCTCTTGGCTCTGAGTGCTACTAAATTCTCTCTTCGGTAATCCTCGTGTCTAGCAGTGTTCTCTTCTGGGTGTGAATCTCTCCACTTTTTCCCTGCTACACGGATACTTGCGTTGTAGCATACTCTACAGCGTCTTGTGGGTCGAACTCGGTCAGGTCTAGGATTTACAATGGTATTTTCCGTAGTAAACTCATGACCCTTCATACAATGTGTGCTTAGTATTTTCATTGCTGTCCCTCCATAGGACGCTCAAAGCGGGTGATGGAGTCACCCGCCGAGCTACTCCACGTTAATTAAGCGTGGGATTTTATTAGAAGTGCCCAGAACATTGTCCCTGGCTCCGAGCACCCGACTTAGC